AATAGTTGGGAAGGAAGATGAGCTAACAATTAAACAACGTAAGTTTGTTGATGCAATTGTTAAGGGTACTTTCCCCACATACAAAGAAGCCTACTTCAATAGCTATGATGTTACACCGAACAAGAATGGTTCAATCCCTAAATGGGTAGAAGTAGAAGCTAGCAGATTACTAAGCAGTAACCCTAAGATAACCCAAAGCATTAGGAAGGCATTAGAGAGGAAAGAAGATCATGCAGTAGCCTCAAGCATCCGAACGAGGAGTTACGTTTTAGAACGTCTATATAAAGAGTCAACCGAAGCTGATAGTTCCGCAAGCAGAATCCGTAGCCTTGAGTTACTAGGCAAGAGCGTAGCATTGTTTAGTGATGTAGTAGAGACGAAGGAAGCTAGGCAAAGCACAGACATAGAAGCAGACATAGAAGAGAAGATCAAGACCCTGTTGGATAGCGAAGACTAGAGAGGGTTTAGTATCGTACACATATGATAGCGTAATGCAATCTTTTTCTTTTCTTTTTTCTTACCCCACCTTTTTTCCTGAGATAACCGAGCTATATATTGACCCCCCATCCCCCTGTGTATATTAACGTTACCTGACTGACTATAATACATAGTGATATGCTCAAAATATCACTAACTTTCATATACCCCCCCTATTATATAGCAGTTTGCTAGCTTTTTTTGTTGTTATATGGGTTTTCTCTAGGATATTGCCCAGGATTCCTGCACCCCCATATTATTTTTTTAAAATAATAGTTGATTTTTCTGTGAAGGGGGTGCAATATGTTAAAATCTAGTAGTTCCTATACCCAGTAATTACCAATTATCTAATAAATACTTATTAATAAGTACTTATTAAGATTTTTATTTAATAAGTATTTATTAAATAGATAAATACTTCTTTTTTGTGTTTATATATTACAAATCACTAGGAATGTAATAAGGGAGAGTAGTACACATGAATAAAAATTTACTAAGTAAAGTAAAGAATTTATCTCCTGTACAGAAACAAGAGTTACTGTCTCTTCTTGAAGAGTTGGAAGCAGCTAAAAGTAGAGAGAAATGCCATGATGGTTTTATGGAATTTGTTTCTGAGATGTGGTCAGCGTTTATTCATGGTCATCATCACGAGATAATGGCTGATGCCTTTGAAAGAGTCGCTAAAGGCGATCTAAAGCGTTTAATCATCAATATGCCCCCTAGACATACTAAGAGTGAGTTCGCTTCTTATTTGCTTCCTGCATGGTTTCTAGGTAAATACCCAGATAAGAAGATAATCCAAACAGCTCACACCGCAGAATTAGCTGTAGGCTTTGGTAGGAAGGTTAGAAACTTAGTTAATAGTGCTGACTATAAGGCTATATTCCCTGATGTCAGTTTGCAATCAGACAGTAAAGCTGCTGGTAGGTGGAATACGAACCAGGGTGGTGATTATTTTGCGATAGGGGTAGGTGGTGCAGTAACTGGTAAAGGTGCTGACCTCTTATCATTGATGATCCCCATTCAGAACAAGAGGGTGCAAGCTCTGATATCAACGTATTCAATAGAACATACGAGTGGTATACATCTGGACCGAGACAGCGTTTACAACCTAATGGTTCTATCGTTGTGGTAATGACTAGATGGCACAATAAAGATTTAACAGGACAAGTGGTTGATGCAAGCATTAAACGTGGCGGTGCAGACCAATGGGAAGTTATAGAACTTCCTGCGATTATGCCTTCAGGTCATCCTTTGTGGGCAGAATTTTGGAAGATGGAAGAATTACAGGCTTTGAAAGCCGAGCTACCAAATAGTAAATGGATGGCTCAATATCAACAAGACCCTACCTCAGAAGAGGGTGCATTAGTTAAAAGAGACTGGTGGCAAGTATGGGAGGGTAGAAACCCACCAGATTGTGAGTTTGTTATCCAATCATGGGATACAGCCTTTATGAAGAATCAAAGGGCTGACTTTTCTGCTTGCACTACTTGGGGTGTTTTCTATAAAGAAGACGATGATGGAATGCTAGCACCTAACTTAATGTTGTTAGATGCGTATCAAGAAAGACTAGAGTTTCCTGAGTTAAAGAAGATGGCTATGGAGAAGTACAATGCCTATAAGCCTGATGCTTTTATAGTAGAAGCTAAAGCAGCAGGTATGCCCCTTATCTTTGAGTTAAGGGCAATGGGGATACCCGTACAAGAATACACACCTAGCCGAGGTAACGATAAGGTATCAAGAGTAAATGCAGTATCTGATCTATTTGCTTCAGGAGTAGTTTGGGCTCCAGAAACTAGATGGGCAGAAGAAACCATAGAACAGTTTGCTGGTTTTCCTAACATGGAACATGATGATTTAGTTGATAGCACTACGCAAGCTCTGTTAAGATTCAGACAAGGTGGTTTTGTTTCATTGTATTCAGACGAAGAAGATGAGCCTTTAGAACATAACCGAACAGCAAATTATTATTAGGATATTAAATGGCAATTGAAAGACAAACAGCTACACCTATAGATGGAACAATAGAGCAAGATTTAGAATCAGACATAACTATTGAAATAGAAGACCCTGAATCAGTAGCTATAGAAACTGAAGATGGTGGCATGATCATAGACTTTGATCCTAATGCGAGAGAAGTTGGCAATGAAGACTTTGATTCTAACCTTGCAGAATTTATGGATGATGATGTCCTAACTGAAATAGGCAATGAATTAGTAAGTTCATATAACGGAGATAAAGAGTCTCGTGCAGATTGGGAAGAAACTTACACTAAAGGTCTAGATCAACTAGGATTAAAGATAGAAGAACGAACACAACCTTGGGCTGGTGCTTGTGGAGTATTTCACCCAATGCTTTCAGAAGCAGTAATACGTTTCCAGTCTCAATCTATTACGGAAATGTTTCCAGCTCAAGGACCTGTGAAAACTAAAATTGTTGGCAAGATAACTGACGATAAGACAAAACAAGCACAAAGAGTACAAGACTACTTAAATTACTTACTGACACATGAAATGTCAGAGTACAGAACTGAAACAGAAAAGATGTTATTTTCATTACCTCTTGCTGGTTCAGCCTTTCGTAAAGTTTACTTTGATCCTAGCTTAGATAGACCAAGTTCTATCTTTGTACCAGCAGAAGATGTAGTAGTTAATTATGGTGCAAGTGATTTAGAAACTTGTGAACGTGCTACCCATGTTATGCGTAAGTCTTCTAATACAATTAGAAAGATGCAAGTCAATGGCTTTTATAGAGACATAGACCTACCTGCTGGATCACAGAACACTTCTGATATAACAAAAAAATACAACGATATAACAGGCGAACAAGACACTTATAACTACGATCAGAGCCATACTATATTGGAAATGCAAGTTGATTTAGACCTAGAAGGGTTTGAAGATAAGAGTAGTGATGGAGAAGAAACAGGTATAGCTATACCTTATGTTGTAACAATTGATTACCCAAGTGGAATTATACTTAGCATTCGTAGAAACTATTACGAAGAAGATGAAAAGAAACTTAGAAGAATGCACTTTGTTCATTATCAATACCTACCAGGATTAGGATTCTATGGGTTTGGTTTAATACATATGGTAGGCGGATTAGCTAAATCAGCTACATCTATATTGAGACAACTAGTAGATGCAGGTACTTTAAGCAATCTGCCTGGTGGATTAAAAGCTAGAGGATTAAGAATTAAAGGTGACGATACTCCTATAATGCCTGGAGAGTTTAGGGATGTAGATGTTCCAGGTGGTGCTATAAGAGACAACATTACTTTCTTACCATACAAAGAACCATCAGGAACTTTATATCAACTGCTACAAAACATAGTAGAAGAAGGAAGAAGGTTTGCTAGCATATCTGATATGAAGATATCTGACATGAATAACCAAGCTCCAGTAGGTACTACACTTGCTTTACTAGAACGTAATCAAAAGGTTATGAGTGCGGTACAAGCTAGACTCCATGCTTCTATGAGAAAAGAGTTTGATATCTTAGTGGGTATAGTTAAAGACTTTACTGAACCTGCTTATCCGTATGAAATGGATGAAGAAGAATTTATTAAAACATCAGACTTTGATAACAGAGTAGACATACTACCTGTATCTGATCCAAATGCAGCAACAATGGCTCAAAGAATTATGCAGTATCAAGCTGCAATGCAATTGGCACAATCATCTCCTGAGATGTATAACTTGCCTGAACTACACAGACAGATGCTGGAAGTATTAGGCATAGAAGATGTAGATGCTATTATTCCTGATACAGACGATATCAAACCAGTTGATCCTGTAACAGCAGTACAAAACTTAATTAATGGTAAACCTGTTAAAGCGTTTATAGATCAAGACCATGAAGCACATATTGCTACACTAATTTCTACTCAACAGAATCCTGAAATGATGCAGATTGTTCAACAGAGTCCTAAAGCCCCTGTAATACTTGCAGCAGCTTCTGATTATGTAAATCAACATTTAACCATGCAGTTCAGAAAACAAGTTGAACAAGAAATGGGTATTGAGTTACCACCAGAAGGTGAACCTCTACCAGCAGATGTAGAGAAACGTATATCATCTCTTGTAGCTGAAGCAGCACAAAGAGTTGCTGGTACTTCACAGCAAAGAGCAGAACAAGAAAGAATTGAGAAACAGCAACAAGACCCACTCATACAAATGAAAGAAAGAGAAGTAGCTATTAAAGAAGGTGAGTTGCAACGTAAAGCTGCTGATGATCAAGCGAGGTTACAGTTAGATGCAGCTAAAGCAGCCAATAGAGATAAAATAGAACGTGAAAGAATATCTACACAAGCTGAAATAGCTGGAGCTAGAATTGGTCAAGCAACTGCTAGCGATTTGCTAGAAAATGCTCAAGATGATAAGAAACAAGCATTAGAAGAATATAAACTTGGTCTTGACATGGCAAAAGAAGTAGTGAAAGATATCACTACGAATGAATAATGATATCACTCAGCTATCACTCTCAGAACATCTGAAGATAAAACTGCGTGGTATGATGAACGAACATGCCGATCATATAGCTTCTGGAGCTTGTAAGAACTTTGACGAGTATCAGAAAATGACTGGCATTATCGA